GATCCTAAACGTGTGCGTGATAGTTGGAATGCGGTCTATCAGGGAAGTGGAAACGCTCACCGCATTGCTGTCCTAGAGGAAGGAATGAAGTTTCACAGTATTGGTATTCCCCCTGAGCAAGCCCAATTTATCGCCACACGGAAGTTTCAGCTTAATGAAATTGCACGAATCTTTAGGATCCCGCCGCACATGATAGGTGATTTGGACAAGTCTAGTTTCTCAAATATTGAGCAGCAGAGTCGGGAGTTCGTTAAATATACTCTTGACCCTTGGGTATCCCGTTGGGAACAGGCTATTCATAAATCGCTACTAAAACCAGACGAGAAAAGGCAGTATTTCGTCAAGTTCAANGTGGATGGTTTGCTACGTGGAGATTATGAAAGCCGCATGAACGGCTACGCCATTGGTAGGCAAAATGGCTGGTTATCTGCGAACGACATTCGGGAACTTGAAGATATGAACCGTATTCCAGAGGACCAGGGAGGTGATTTGTATCTGATAAACGGCAACATGACAAAGTTAGAGGATGCTGGCATATTCGGTCAGAGCGATTCGGAGGTGTAAGTCTTTGAACAAGAAGTTCTGGAATTGGGTAGAGGATAAGGACGGGCGCACTCTTTACCTTGACGGTGTTATTGCTGAAGAGACATGGTTTGGGGATGAAGTGACGCCCAAGCAATTCAAAGAAGATCTGTTGAGTGGGACAGGTGATATTGCCGTCTGGATTAACTCTCCAGGCGGTGACGTTTTTGCAGCAAGTCAAATCTATAATATGCTGATGGACTATAAGGGCAAGGTGACAGTCAAGATTGACGGGATTGCGGCCAGTGCAGCATCAGTAATCGCCATGGTAGGTAGCGAAGTCCTTATGTCACCTGTCTCTATGATGATGATTCATAATCCGATGACGGTTGCTTTTGGAGATGTCGAGGAAATGGGGAAAGCCATCGCCATGCTCGATGAGGTGAAAGAGAGTATTATCAATGCTTACGAATTAAAGACAGGTTTGTCAAGAGCGAAGCTAGCCCGACTCATGAACGAAGAGAGCTGGTTCAATGCAAAAAAGGCGATAGAGCTGGGCTTTGCTGACCACATACTCTTCGCAGGGGAGAAGGAGGGACGACCCAAAACGGAAGCGGTATTATTTCGCAAAATGGTTGCTGTAAATTCCCTCTTAGGGAAATTGCCGCGGGGTAAAAGACCGCAGGGAACTGATATTAGCATTTTTGACAAGAGGCTTAATCTCTTAAAACACCAAGGAGGAATGTGAAATGGAACAGATTCTAAAACTTAGAGACAAGCGTGCCAAAGCCTGGGAAGATGCCAAGGCTTTTTTAGATTCTAGAAGAGGACAGGATGGTTTGATCTCCCCGGAGGATGAGGCGGTTTACGACAAGATGGAAGCGGAAGTAATCAATCTCGGAAAGGAGATTGAGCGCTTAGAAAGACAGGCAGTGATTGATCGAGAACTGGCCCAGGCTACTACGATGCCGATTAAGAATGATCCTTCTATTGAAAACGGGAAAGCCAACCCTAGAGCCACTAAGGAATATAACGATGCTTTCTGGAAGGCCATCCGCAGCAAACATGGCTACGAAGTGATGAATGCTCTCCAGATTGGTGAAGAAAGTGAAGGTGGTTACCTTGTTCCCGATGAGTTTGAGAGAACGCTTGTGCAAGCTCTGGAAGAAGAAAATGTTTTTCGTAGTCTAGCAAAGGTTATCACCACATCTTCTGGAGACCGGAAAATTCCCATCGTTATCTCTAAGGGTGATGCCACTTGGGTAGATGAAGAGGGACCGATTCAAGAATCAGACGACGCTTTTGGGCAGGCTTTTTTAAGTGCACACAAAGTCGCTACCATGATTAAGGTCTCCGAGGAACTTCTCAACGACAGTGCTTTTGATCTTCCAAGCTACATTGCTACGGAGTTTGGTCGTAGGATCGGCAACAAGGAAGAAGAAGCCTTCTTTGTAGGAGATGGAGAGGGTAAACCCACTGGCATCTTTGATGACGATGGCGGCGGAGAGTTGGGAACTACTGCAGCCAGTGCCACAGCAGTAACNTTTGATGAGATCTTCGATCTGTTTTANTCNTTNCGGGCTCCGTACCGTAAACGGGCTCACTTTNTAATGAATGACTCAACGGTCAAATTGCTCAGGAAGTTAAAGGATAATAACGGGCAATATATCTGGCAGCCATCAGTTGCAGTAGGCCAGCCAGATACNATTCTTTCAAGACCACTTGTCACATCTCCTTATGTCCCTGAGGCAAAAGCTGGTGAAAAGGCTATTGCATTTGGGGATTTTGGCTATTATTGGATAGCGGATCGCCAAGGGCGCAATTTCAAACGTCTCAATGAGCTGTATGCTGTTACTGGACAAGTCGGTTTCATTGCGACCCAACGGGTTGATGGAAAGCTGATTCTTCCAGAATCGATTAAATATCTGCAGATGAAAGCTTCCTAAGTTAGAGTTAGGCAGGTGAGGGTTTTGGCGGTTTCTTTGGAGGAAGCAAAACTTTATTTGAGGGTGGATGGCGATGAGGAGGACGCTCTCATCGCCAATTTTCTTCAAACAGCCAGTCAGTTATGCGAAAGTGTCCTAAGAATGAGCATGGATGAATTTGACGAAATGCCTAAATCCGTGGATCATGCCATTCTTTATATTACGGCCAACCTGTATGAGCACAGGGAAGATTTGGACATGAAAGCCGTGGAGGGTGTGATTAGAAGTCTCCTGTCACCTTATCGCAGAGAGGGGTGGTGATGTGGTATGAAGATTGGTGACTTTCGGCATCGCATTAAGTTTATTAAGGAGGAGATCGGTGAAAATGACCTTGGAGATCCCATAAAAATACGGTCAGAATACGCAAATGTATGGGCTAAGGTGACAAACCTTCACGGAAGAGAGTATATCGCTGCCGCGGCAGTGCACCTTGAGAGAACTCTTCTTTTCACCATAAGGTATAAGGAGGGACTGGGCGAAACTATGTGGATCGAATTTCAAGGGGCAACCTATGACATTCATTTTATCGATAACATTAAATATGGTGACAGATACATGGAAATTAGAGCCATGTTTAGAGGACGGTAAAGAGATGAAGGGAGTGTGGGGAAATGAACTTCCTCTTAGAGTTAACGAAACTCATTTTGCCGCTTGTTGGGCTACTCGTGAGTATTGGTGTTGCCTATGCGGCACAGTATCTTCGCCAAAGATCCAAAAACGAAGTGATAAATCGAGTTATAACCTCTACAGCGAACGTAGTGCAGGCAACTGTGCTCGAAGCTCAGCAGACCGTTGTTGATGGCTTGAAAAAGAAAAATGGCGGTAAGTTAACCGAAGCCGAGAAGGAGAAAATTAAGTCAGATGTGCTGAAATCGGTTAAGGCGAGGTTAACCGATCGTACACTAAAAGAACTTCAAGGAGTCACAGCTGATCTGGAAGGTTATCTGTCTAGCTTAATCGAGTCGCATGTCTATATAAACAAAGACCTTCAGGGTGTCCTTGGGGGAAAGTAGCAGGGTCTTCGCTTTCTCTTGGTCCGATTGCAATTAGAACCACTAGCGATGGTGGATTGGGTATCCAGCATGAATCAGGGAATTTGCTAGATGGGCGATTGCTGGCGGGTATATCTGTGAGTAAGGAGCGAGGTCCTAAGTTTGGTTTTCAATGGAAAAAGGTATTTTGAGGAACGTCTGTTTTCGGGCAGGCGTTCTTCTATTTTACCCACGAAAGAGGTGGTCTAGGTTTGCGGGAAATATGCAAGCATCTGCAATTTATGTTTGCAGGTCTTGGTGCCTGGTTGGGGTGGTTCTTAGGCGGCTATGATGGCTTTATCTACGCTTTAGTTGCGTTGGTGACCATCGATTACATTACTGGCGTCATGCGAGCTTTTGTTGAGAAGCAACTATCAAGCGAAATCGGGGCGAGGGGTATTGTCAAAAAGGTGCTCATATTCACTCTTGTGGGCATAGGGCACACCATAGACAGTCAGGTACTTGGCGGTGGTAATGC